GTGTCACGCCAGTTCCAGCAGAAAATTGTGATCTAATCTGAGCTGTAGAAATACCAGTATATGAAATAACACCAGTTGAATCTACATAAGCTAGTGAACCAAAACCACTTGTGTTATTGACACTAATAGCTCTTTTTGCATCACTGTCAACTCTTGCAGTTGTGTAATATAAGTTAGAACCTTCTGGTAAACCGCTAGTTGATGTAGCACCTAGATCGCTATCAAATCTTACAGTGGTATAATATAGATTATTACCTTCAGTCAAATCAGTGGTTGTATGATTTGAAATATCAGATACTGTACCAGTTACATCACCAATAAACTTACCAGAGCCGTTGGTACCTGCAGTTATGTTATTTACAGCTATAAAGTTTTCAGCTCTAACGTCTTTATCAACACCAATACCACCAGCGGTTACAATAGAACCAGTAGTTTTGTTTGTAGATTGTTGAGCATTTGTAAGAGTTAAGATACCAGTGGTACCTAAAGTAGCTAGTGTTGTTCCGCCATCTAAATTTGTAGGTGATGTGCCAACACCACTTTTAATTTTTAACTCTGTATTTGCGCCTTCATAACCAATAACTAGGTCGTTACTAGCTGCATTACCAGTCACGCCAATAAAGTTACTTACTTGGTTTGGAATAGTAATCCCTAGCGCTACAGATTTACCTGAATCTGACGCTGCGTAATTGAGTACTGAAGTAGTACTATCACCAAGATTTACATCCTGGCCAATTGATATTCCACCCGAACTCTCATTATAAAAACTTACACCCGCAATAACTGGGTCAGTTCCTATAGAAGCTACAATATCGCTGTCAACTCTAGCGGTTGTATAATAAAGATTGCTGCCTTCACTTAAGTCTGCCGTTGACTTGGCATTAAAGTCACTATCAAAACCTGCATATTTGCCGGTAATATTACCTGAAACGGCTAAGTCGTGGCCGTTACTAACTGTCATCGTCCCCTGAACTGTGACAGCATTTAGGAAAGTAGAACTATCGTTAACTACTATACCGTTTTTTACTTTAAAGTCTTTTTGAGCCATAGTTCACTTTCCCCAGGCGTTAAGATATAACAGTCTTGACAGGTTTAACTGCAACCGTGCCAATTCCTGCTGTTCTTGTAAATTTAAGTCTTATGTTTCCTCCAGAGTGATCAGCACTCAATGTGCCCATATCACTATCACCAGTGTAAGAGTTTACCATACCATATTCTGTAAAGAATACATTCGCTTTGTTATAAGTCACAAGAACCTTTGATACTTGTGAATGACCATTATCAGAGTCGTCTAGATGCACTACATATTCAACTGATTTAAATTCGCTGTTATGAGCTTCAGTGTCAACCACTACCTCTGCGTCTGAACTTGCTAGTGTTTGAGTAGGTGTCGTGAATATTTCACCAGCTGTATTTGTAATACTATTGAAAGTTACATCTGAAGTTTCAAACGGGCTTAATGTTATACTATCAGATACACTTCCACCATCTGCGGTAAAAATAGTAAATAAGCCAGTAGCATTATTATATTGAGCTGAATCTACGCCTGCTACAGGAACGGTACCAGCCGAGTCTAATTGGCCTTGTGCATTAACTGTAAATACTGGTATCTGAGTAGTAGAACCATAAGTGGCGGCTGCTACACCTGTATTCGTGATATCGATTGTACCTGACGAAGCCGTATATGTAATACCTGTCCCACCGGTTAATGCATTTTTAGCATCGCTATCAGCTCTTACAGTTGTATAATAAAGATTTGTGCCCTCAGTCAAATTTGTTGTAGTTTTTGTTGCAAGTCTTACATCAAAGTCTGAGTCAGCTCTTACCGTTGTATAATAAAGATTGGTTCCTTCTGTAAGATCAGTAGTTGTGACTGCATCACTACTTAAAGCTAAACTTAAGTCACTATCAAAGTTGACTTTAGTATATACATTTTCAACATCAAAGCTAAATTCACCAGTAGATGAATTATATGTTAAATCACCTGCAGCTGAGAAATAGCTTCTGATAGGGGCTTTAAATGATCCTAGTTCAGCACTATCAATACTTAATGTGTTAGTTCCAGCATTGTAAGCTAAACCAATACCACCAATTGCAGCATTATCTAATGATGTGTTGAAGTCTGAGTCAAAGTTGGCTTGAGTGTATACATTTTCAACATCAAAGCTAAAGATACCCGTGTTAGAGTCATAAGACAGATCACCGGTAGCTGAGAAATAACTTCTGATTGTGGCAGTTGAAGTTGCATCACCCAACGCGCTGTCGAATCTTGCTCTTGTCGCATATAAATTTGATGAGCCCTCTGAAAGATCATCAGTTGTGTTCGCTGATAAGTCAAAACCAACACCACTGTCAATTGTAGCAGAAATAGTTAAGGCATTTCCTAAATCATTATAGCTAACGTTAATGTTTGTACCACCAACTATGAGAGCGCTGACTCGATCATCGACTCTTTCATCTGTGTAATATTGGTTAGAACCTTCAGTCAGATTGTCTGTTGTATAGTTACTTAGAACATTTGTTGTAGTACCAAATGGTCTATTAAAATCCCAAGTCCCAGTTGCGTGTGTATATTCAATAGTAGCACCAGCACCACCGACAGTAATTCCTGCCCCACTCGCTGTTGCTGAATCTGCTGCAGAATCTGCTAGTACAATATTTTTGTCATTAATAGAAAGCGTAGTAGAGTTAACTGTAGTAGTTGTACCATTAACTATTAGATTGCCTGTAATAGTAGCAGTACCACCAACTGTAATGTCACCAGCTAATGTGGCAGCTATGTCAGAATCTACTCTTACCTTAGTATAATAGAGATTAGAACCCTCAGTCAAGTCAGCTGTTGTTTTACCACTAAACGCCGAGTCAAATCTAGAAGTTGTATAATATAGATTTCCACCACCTTCAGCTAGATCATCAGTGGTGTTTTCGCCTAATGAGAACCCTTGCCTTGTTCCTGCTGAATCTTCAATAACTAAAGATCCACCACTATCTTTAAGAGTAATATTGCCTAAGAAAATACTAGAACCACTTAAATATAAGTCTTTCCATTTTTTGGTTACAGAACCCAAAGATCTAGTAGAATCTGCATCAGGTAAAAGATCACCAGAGACAATGGCACCACTATCTGCTGTTTCAAACTTTTTAGTTCCATTATAGAATAGATCAACAGAACCACCATCAGTAAATCTAGCAAACTGCTTATCACTATCTTGGTTAATAAATGTAATATATTGATTTTGTTTAACGCCAAAATACATGTAACCTTCAGTATTATTTCTAATAAAGAAGTTACTATCATTCATAAAGATATCGGATTTATCAGCACCAAATACAATTTGGCCTGCAGAACCCGAATCAACCATAGTAATATCATAAGTATTAGTGAGGGTTTTATTGGTAACAGTTTGCGTAGCTGTTTCCATAACAGTTGTGAAGCCACCACTGTCTGTACCATTATGAACTCTAATAGTATTTAGAGTAGTATCGATAGAGATCTCACCTGCAGCACCGACATGATTATTATTTTGGGCTGTCGTACCTCTTCTAAACTGGACAACTGTTGGCATTTACTTTTTCCTCGTTTCGATCATGTCAGAACACCAAGATCATTTGTTTGTATTATTTCTTCAGGCGTCGTCAAACAATCATAAGCCGAATATAATGCGATGCCAAAGGCATCTGTGTTTAATGTCTCGCTTACCAAACCATAATCTCCCGTAGGGAAAGTGCTTAAACCCAGGTCTGCTAAACTTGTATCTACATAGCTTTTTGTCACCGCATCCTGATTGTTTACAGGATCTGCTAAGTCTTGTATATTATAGCTGCCAAGTCTTATATTAGCAGTTGGTAATGTAGTACCGTCCAACCTTAAATAATTTAAATTAAGTTGGTCTGTAGAAAGAAATGCACCTATTACTGTATCAGGCTTTGCATAATATAAAATACCATCATTATTATTTAGTGCTACTTCACCCGCCTCTAGAGAACTAGGTTGGGCACCAGGTGTATCGCTTCTTTTTAATTTAACTGTCGTATTTAAAGTAGACATTTAATCTAGTCTTTTCCTTTTATTTATATTAGAAAGTACCGCCGTCTATGACTGTTACAGCTTCTAGGATATTAGTACCCTTAAAAAACAAGCCATTTCCGATTGAATCTTGTATATTCAAGCCTTTGTTAAAATTAAATCTATCATTATCTGAAGAATAAAATAAGCTTGCATTAGCACCTTCGATATAGATTCCAGCGCTGTCAGCTGAAGCAGCATCTGGTGCACTATCGGCTAAAATTATATTTTTGTCATTAACTGTGAGAGTAGTAGAATTTATAGTAGTGGTAACACCCTCTACTGTTAAATTTCCTCTAACAATTAAATCACCAGAATCACCTACAGGATTCGGGTCAATTATAATTTGTCCACCAGATGTTGAAGCTAATGTATTACCAGATAATGTAAGATTACCAAATTGCCCGGAGTTGATAGCAGAGTCTAGTGTTACTGTAATAGTATTACCACTTACAGATGTAGTAATACCTGTACCACCAGAAATTGATAGAGAAGAATCAAGTAAGCTTACAGATCCTGTGCCACTATCTGCTATAGTTGCTAGTGTACTCGCAACACTAATATTTTTAGCTGAGTCAATAAGACCAGCAGACGTAACTGATATTTGTGGAATTTGTGTAGCAGAACCATAGGTTCCTGCTGTAACACCTGTTGGTGATAATGAAGAGCTATTAATCCATTGTCCCGAAGCTGAGTCATATAACAGAATCTGGTTATCAGTAAGACCACTGATTGTTACATCAGTAAGACCAGATAATGTACCACTAGCGATGACATTTCGTATAGGTGCACCGACTATTACTCTTTTAACTTGTGTTGTTGAACCTGCAACAGCAACTTGCTTAGTTGTAATACCGGTTCCTACTTTAATAGCCATTACATTCCTACTTCGTTACTGACGGTGTGACATGTATTTTTCCTTCTAATACTCTTTCAACAATTGTATTAGCATCGCTGTCTACGAAGGAAATCTCAACATCATATACGTAACGTCCAGGGGCCTTTAAAGCATCAGTTTGTGTATTTGTAAGAGAAATAGTAGCTATACCACCAGTGGCATTTGTAATAGCTGAAGTGAAGTCAGTAGTATCTGAACTATCACTGTTAAAATTCTTTTTCATTTTTGCAGCAATAGAATAATCAGTTAGATTCTTAGCTGCGCCATTTTCATCAACTAAATGTATTTCAATAGCTGCGTCTGAGCCCTGATCAATTGTAATATCTTCGTAATGAGCCATAAAAAAATATCCCTAAAACATTTATCTTTATTTATATGAAATATTTCTCTAAGCCTCGATAATGTTCAGGTTTACACTGATTCATAATACAGAAAGTTTTGTTTGGATCATCAATTAGTCCATTTTTAGTAATATATCTTTTATCGTAAGCATCACAACCCTTGGCTCTGTAATAATAGTCTTTTGAAAAATCAAAATAATCAATATTTGTACATATCTCTGAAATAAATCTATCTAATCCATAATAATGAATCATATTATAATCAGCATTATTAATAAATTTATCATAAATATACTGCATGTTCTTTGGATTGAAAAACATAACTGATGAATTTATTTTAACTTGTGGTATCATCATTATATTGTTTGAATTACGACCATCATATGGATAGTAAATGCCTGCATCTGTAATGCTCAAACATTTAAAACCTTTATTTTGATTAAAAATATAATCGATGTTTTTTTGAATAATAACATCTAGATCCAGATAAAGAACATTTTCATTCCAATTTAAATTAAATAAACAAACTTTCCACCAATAATATTCTAAGTCTAATGTTTTATCTATTTCTATGCTAACAATTTCACTATGCAAATCATTAATATTATCTGTTAAACAATAAAAAATAAATGGTAAAGTGCAGTTACGCTTTACCATTTTATAAAGTCTATTAGTGTCTTTATGCGAGTACTTATTTCCTACATTAACACATATAATACTAACAGGGATTTTCGATATCTTCAATTACTTCTTCCCAAAAATTGTCAGCTTGTTTAAAAACAAACGCTACAGTAATTCTGTAACAATCTGTATAAGCTGCATGATAACATAATTTATCAGGCTCCTCATAAGAACCGAAATATGTCATCTTAGCTTGCCATCCTGGTTTGTCTGGTATTCTAACTCGTTCTTTTTTATCCAAGTCCCAATAGTCAAACCAACCATCGCCAGTTTCAGAATAAGTTATGATAATATTATATCCAGAAGCGTTGGCATTATTATGCCATGAAATAAAACCACCAGGAGGATAGCAAGCATTTAGAGCGTTGTTATTAGATGATAGAAAACTATTTAGATCTGTATTAATTTTTCTGGACGCTATTTTAATGTCTTCACCTTCACCTGGCCTCGCCCACTCATCATATTTTAGTCCTCTAAAACCTTTCATTGCATCTGGAAATCCAGCGTGGCCTCTTCCTTTTCTAATTATACTGTGCATATATTCATCACTTATATAATCATTTGCATTATCGTTTTCGTAGGTCAATTTCAATTCACGTTCAACTTTTGGTAGACCACCGGGAGTTTCTCTATGTAATAACACATCTTTATATTCATTTAGAATATTTAAAAACTCTTCATTTTTTATGTTAATATCTCTCACTGCAATCATATCCAAGCTCCTGCGCTATGTTTTTTACCGTCTTTATCTAATGTAGATGAGTGGTGTAGTATAACAGGATTTACGACGCCATAATTAGCTGACCCATCACTGTTAAATCCAAAGCTGCTGTAATAATTCCATCTATAGCCATCGTCAAAGAACTTCCATTTCAATTTTTGATATTTTTCAGAATGCCAAATCAACCACCAGGCTGTTAATTGATCCCACATATGAAATTCCCTAGGTACATCTTTAACCTCTTTAGGTAAGTTTACACTATTTCTCATATCCATATGTATATTATACCAATCTGTCATAAATTCTCTTACTAATGGATTTGATGCTCTGTATAAACACACCCCACCGCAATGTGTTAAATGGTCTATGTCGCCATTTCCCCAATCCCACATGGCAAAATGCCTAGCTGTTTCTTTTTTTAATTCGACCCAGCACATATCATAGTCATCTTCTAATCTATCAAATACACTAATTATATCTTCATGGATTATTTCTATGTCAGAATCTAAATATAAAGTATAGTCATATGGTGTATTTGCCATACCCCACATTTTTTCTCTAGGTCCTGCTGGTGCATTTCTATCGGGATCTTCTGGAGACACGATGACTTTATCAAACATTGATAGGTCTTCTGTATCTACAAAATTTTGATCAGTGAATAAAGTCACTTTAGCATTTTCATCGTAATCTAAAATGCCTTCACACAAATTTATTGCTGATCTTAAAAAACTAATTTTTTTTGTAGCAACTGTAATATAGCCTTTAGTTGGATTCTCTGACTGATCCTGGTTGCTCATTCATAGACTCCCATAATAACATTGTTGCATACGCATTCATTTCAACTATATTTTTAGCTTTTCGAATTTTTGATTTTAATTTTCTATTGGTTGAATCTTTAATTTCAGGAATTTCAAAGGTTTGTAATTTATAGTTAAAAAGATGTTCTAATCTTTTTACTTCTTGTTTTTCTTTTTCTTGTTTAACCTTTGTTTCCCGCTCTTGACGATGGCGCTCTAACCGATCTTCTGTAAACTTATCAATAGTTTCAATTGGATTCTGTTCTATTACTTCTTCATAATCTTTTGTTATTTTTCCATCATGATCATATTTAGAAACTTTAGCAACTGACGTAGAAAAGCTTCCATCATCATGTGTAATATTAAGCCTTACAGTTAGTCTGTCTTTTGCTGCTGTTTCCCAAAATGGATGTTTCCACTCTTTTTTCATTATCCTATCCTCACATATAATGTATAAGTTTCAGTTGTTTCACTAGTTGCATCTATAGTTAGCCCTTCAAAGGTGCCTGTATACACAGTTGCGTATTCTGCCTCATACGCACTTGTGTAAGGTTTTGAGTAGTCTGTTATATAATCTGTAGCATAGTCTCCAGAAAATACACCAGTATAAGTTCCCGTATATCCCGATATATAATCAGTTGTATATGGCTGGTTGAAAGCTCTAGAATACAAACCTGAGAATATATTCTCATAAGTTCCTGTATAATTTGATGTGTAGTTTCTTACATAATTTGATGTGTAATTTCCAACAAATGGTCTTTCATAGTTAGGCCCCTGAAAATCAACGTTTCCTTCATAGTTACTTATATAGTTAACATTTAGCGCAAAATTTCCAACGAATTGAGGCACAATGTTGTAATTACGTGTATAGGCACCATCAATACCAGTGTAGTTACGAGTGTAAGCACGTGTATAATTTCTTTGATATGTTAAATTTCTTTGGTAATAAGATGTACTTGATCCTGTAAAAGACTGAGTATAGAATGGACCTCTCATATACAATCCATTTGCTCCTGAGCGGGCACCTATAGGTACAGCACCTGTCCCTGGGTGCGATCCTCTTGTGGGAGATGTCGGCCAATATTCATATTCATTAGTGTAATAAGGACCATCAGCATTATCATTTACAAGAGGTCCGGGAATCCCAATGCTTGTTGAAGTTGCACCTTCGGCTACGAGTAGCCGAGCCATAAGATACAATGCCGCAAACCTCAAAGGACCGACGAAAAAACTTTCAGTAGGTGCAACTGGTACTGACTGTAGGTAACCAACGCCCTGACCGCCTCCCCATGGTCCTAGATAATTAGCAAGATAAGCACCCATACTGACTGGGTCGCCACCATAATAGTGAACGCCAAAATCACTTTCATAGTAAATAGCATCGGCCCCTGGATTCCCGGGGCCCGCATAATATGATCCGCCAGTAACACCACTCCCAGGTTGAAGTGCACGACTAGCATAGTATCCTGTTCCAGCAGGTGCTGGAAATAAAGTTGGGTGAGGACCCACATAAAGCTGCCCAAATCTTGTAATAGCAAAGCTACGTTGTCCAGATATTGGGGCTCCTATATAGCTTTGATAAGCACTTGCGGAACCAGTAAAGTCCTCACCGTCAAAGTACTGCGTTACTGCTCTAGTATAGTTAACAAGGACAGAAAAGTTTCGTACATAACCGGCATTGAAATATCCCACAAACCCCGTTAGACCTGGTCCGATATAATCAATATTTCTTGTGTAGTTGCGTTGATAAGTTCTATCAAGGTTATAAGTTGGACCAGTATAGGTTGTTCTGTTATATGTAGACTGATAAGTTCCAGTATATGTTTCAGCTTGCTGTCTTACATAATCATTTTGAAAAGTGATTGTGTAAGGTGTTTCAAATACACTTGTGTAAGCTTTACTATATGCTCCAGTATATGTATTCGTGTATTGAGCTGTGTACGCACGAGTATAGGCTACAGATTCAAAAATGCGTGTGTAGGCACTAGCATAAGAATTTTGATAGTTACCGGTGTATATGTTTGTGTAAGATCTAGTGTAATCAATTGCGTAATAAGCAGTAAACGGACTGGAAAAATTCTGCTGACTAGTAGTTTGTTTTGTATCAGTAGCAGCACCAGCTGAAATCCAAGTTCCAGGATCGGTTGGTGCACCCTGAGAAGCGGTTCTTAATTGATAAGTACCAATCTTTGAAGCCGTGATTCTAGTTTTTGCTCTTTGCCCAAATGAATATTTTATTTGACGATCATTCATAGCTTGAATACCGTCAAATCCACCATTGTCTCTTACAAATAGTGGTCTTACTGTAGTCGGAGCAGAATAACTATCTCTTCTATAAATGTTATAAACTACAGACGTTCCATCTGTTCTGGTATCAGTAAACGCATTAGATATGTGAACAGAATAATCAACACCAGGTGAACTGCTTGCAAGTTTGAACACGCCAGGATAATCATTAGTAAAAATAGTAGAAAGATAACGATCAACCGCTGAGTTTAAATCACTATCTGGCATTTGTTTAAAACCAGTCTCACCACCAATGTCTACCCATCTAATAGGAATTTCTACGTCTGAATCAGTTTCAGCAGCTGTACCATTTCCTTGATAAATTGTAGTGGTGGTTGAACCACTAGTGATCGATGTTGAGGGATGGGTTCCGACAGGTTCATTAAAAAAGTTATTTACATAATTACCTACGCTGTCACCACCACTTAACTTATTTAGAGCTGCTTCATCACTCGAATCACCTGCAGCTAGATGTAACCCAATTTGATAGGCAATATAATTCTCTTCGGCAGTTGTGAATTCTTTAATTTCATCACCACCAACATTATTAATTTTTAAAGGAGTTGCCATTCAAATTACCTCAATTAACTTTTTATGTATTTATACATTATTTATAAAGCCTGATTGCTTTGCTCCTGTAGCGCTATCAAACACCAAAAATTCAAAAAGATCTGTTTCACCAGAGTCTGTTCTTGGTGAAGCTGAATCGTTTAACATAGATATTTTATCAGAATCCCACAATAGATTTGATCTAGTAGCAGTAGAAATAGTTGGTGAATATCTAGCTATTAGATCTGCATCTTGATCACCCATGAAAAGGAAACCATCTGGGTTACCACTAGTATCTGGTGTAAATTCAGCATGCCTTATAATAGCATCTGCAATAGGATTGCCGGTATAATTAGGATTATATGTAGAGTAGCTACCGCTAATCGTAGAAACATCAAACGGCGTTGATAAAGTGTGTTCAAAAAACGCTCTGTCACCAATTGCCCATAGCCATATCTTATCACCATTATGATTTATTATTGCTCGAGCAAAATTAGAATTTCCAGTAGTAGGTGTAACAAACTTAGAATCGTAAATTGTGCTTGTATCATAAGCAGTACTTAGATAAAAAGCTAAAATTTGATTGCTAGGTGATGCACTGGTGTCAACACCAACTAAAACATGTCCATCAGCATAAAATTGTATACCTTCTATATCAGGACTAGTGTCACTACTGTAATCTGATACGGTTATAGTGTTTTCTAATGTTCTTGTAGAATTTAAATCATACGCAGAACTCAGTGAAAATTCATACACATAGTTACCACTTCCACCGTTATAAGCAAAATATATTTTAGTGCCATCATTATTAAACTCCATAGCACCATTATTGCTTGGATAAGTGTATATAGGTATGGATATAAATCCAGTATCAAATCTGACACTTTGGTCATAGTCGTTATTATAGTTTGTCCCATCGCTATCTAAATCAAAAGGGTCGTTTAATGATAACCTTCTTACATAATTACGTCCGCTAGCATTATTATAATAGAAAAGCTTTGTCCCATCATGTGAAAATGTAAAATTTGTATGCCAGTCACTGCCCTGAGGACCCCAAGTTGTAGCACTTCCCAAGCTACCAAATGTAGGGCTAGTTCGTACTGCACCTCTGCCATTAAATAGCAGGGTTACTTTCTTACTTTCACCTGGATCAGGCCAACCACTCATTGATAACTTTTCTTTTAACCTAGCTTTATTGGTTCCTGGATTAGGAATCTCAAAAATACTTCCTGTACTTAGATCTAAGTTAAGATTTCCTTCACGGCCGTCTACTACTCCACCATCACTATCACTAGTGTCAGTGACGTTAAAAACACTATTATCCGATATAGCAATTTTGTTTCCTATTTTAAACGCCATGGCTATCCCTTATAAAGTTCTTTTGCATACCAGTTACTACCACTATCTATACTAATAAACTCTAAGTATGATGTTTCACCAGTTCCAGGGAAATCTATATAACCATCTTCAAAGTGCACATTTGCTGGAAAGGCAAACGTTTGAGGAACTTGGTTTCCAGTACTATCTTCAATTCTAAATAAGTATAAAAAATCAGCACCAGGACCGCCGTTTTGCTCTAGTCCATAATAATAATGACCGCCTGGTCTTACAGCAAAACGACCTATACCTTGTTGACCAGTTTGAATTACTGGTCTAGCATCACCTGGGCCAGTACCTGGACCAAAAGATGTAGAATAAGTAGAGTCTAAATGCCATGGGGTTAACCACTCTGTTTTATATAATTCTGAGGTAAATATGCTCTCATCTTCACCTAAAATATAAGTGTTTTCAGATGCTACTCTTAAATCCTGTCCGGATCTGATTCCATAACCAACCCTTTTATTCAATACCATAGAGCTAGAGTCAATTGACCATGGTGTTTCTAAATCCCACAATCTACTGATGCTATAATCATCATTACTTTGTATTATTTTAGTGCCGTCTCTTTTAATATCCCATCTATTTATTTCATTTGCATCTGATGCTGCACTTGAGACAGGCCATCGTATATATTCACCTAAGCTTGCTGTTGATAAATCCCAAGCAGATGACATGTCATATCTGTATAAATGAGTGCGGGTACCTCTAAATAAATAATTTCCTTCTTCACTAATACGTAAGGTTTCTGTCCAAGCACCATCACCTCCGGAGCTATCAGCTCCGGCTCCTAATGTTAATTCATCATCTACACTACCTAAACTGTTATATGCCCAAGCCGAACTTGGAGTATAGTGTTTAATTTTATTAGCTAGATGGTCATAGAAATACCAATGTAAACCATCTCTACTGACTTCGAAAGACTGCATTTCTGCACCAGTACCAAATGGACTTGTAACAGCTACTTGAGTACTTGTAAATCTTCCAAAACCACTTCGGTTTTCATTTCCTGTTAATTTCAAAACAAATCTTCGAGGATTTTCACCATAAGTAGCTTCATCAAAGGAAAAATTTAATATGTTAGAAACACCAGTACTATAGTCTACATCAGGGGCTGTAAGTTCAACTAAACTTGTACCCCAACCAAAATTTTTAGTATGGCCGCTAGCAGTACTACTAAACCCACCAGAGTCTACACCAAATAAATTAGTGACATCAGTACCTTCAGCAAATTGTGAAGAATCATTAATGATTATGTCAGACGATATCTTAAATGCCATTATCTACAATTCCTCATATAAACATTACCATAATATGAAGTACCAGTATCGTTTGTTACAAATTTAAAGATTTGAGTAAATGTATCACTTAAACCCGTGTTAGAGTTATTTAATGAGCCAACTGCATCCTTAAAATTTACAGTCTGATAATTATTAAATGTATTTGTAGTGTCATTATATACATCTTTGTAATTATGCCAAAACACATAAAATTCAAAATGTTTTATTGATGGATTTCCAAAATCAAATCTTACATCTCCTGATACACCTGTGTAATCTGGCGTAAAATCAAAGTAATTACCTGTAGACTGATCTAGAGTTACAATTAAATTACCACTACTCAGAGCAGTTGAAACAACACCTTTTTTTCCTGATTGATTTCCCCTTGCTTCACCAGTATCTGTTATAACAGTACTAGATCCACCCTGATTTGTGTATAAACTACTACCTATTTTGAAAGCCATATTAGAGCCCTCTTTTTAGATCATCAATCTCGTGTTTTAGATCTTTAATAGCTTCTATCAATACACCAATCATCTTACTATAGTCTACTGACTTCATACCACTGTCATCTGTCTTTACAACTTCAGGTAAAACAGTCTCAACTTCCTGGGCGATTACACCGACTTTACGATCAGTTTCACCGATTTTATTATAATAAACGCCTCTAAGTGTATCTACTATCTCTAGTCCGTCAGTAATTGTTTCAACGTTCTCTTTAACACGCATATCAGATTGTGATGTGATATCACCTACAACGGTCATATCCTCACCACTCCATGTCGTGTTAGTAGTAGATGTTCCAGTTTTTAATATTACAGTACCAGAACCACCAGTTAAATCTATCGTACCTCTATGCTCTGAAGCACCGTTGTCTCGTAGAAAAATTTGACCGCCATCAGCATCTAAGTAAATATCACCGCTAACATCAAATCTCAAATCACCTGTTCTAGTATTTGTTTCCGGAAGTGCCGTAAACTGCCCACCAATTAGGTTAATTGTTCCATTAGAGTCAATAGTAGGAATCTCGATATTTCCACCCAAACTTCCGGATACACCATTTACCGAGAATGTTGAGTTTGCTAGTTTAGCATTTGCAATCGAACCCGCTAGTTGATCGTTTGAAACACCACCTGTTTTAATGCTTACTTCACCACTAGATGTGCTAAATGACGCACTATTAAATGATGCAATACCTTTATTCGCTGTAGTTGCATCTTCACCTGCAATTTCACCAGCAGTAATATCAATTCCCTCACCAGCTGAGAAGTGAGCTCTTACTTCAGATGCACTTGGTCCCGTGTATGTGAACACGCCTGTACCAGAAGCATAAGTTAGCGACCCATCACCACCACCATCAGTAATACTTAAGCTACCTCTTGCTAGTTCGATGACCTCAGCTGAATCAACGATATCAACTGTAATATCATCACCCAAATTACCAGATACACCATTTACAGAGAATGTAGAATTTGTTATACTTGAATTAGGGATATTAGCTAGACTATATTTTACGGTAGCAGAATCGAACGTTATACCAGAAGCTGCATCTGCCTTTAATGTAGATTTAATCAAACCTACTGATGTTCCAGAGTCAGTAATATCAATAGTACCTGATGTGCCTAAAGCTATTTCAATACCGTTTACTGTTAGACTATTATTAGTTAGTTTACTATTTGCAATAGATCTATTAGCAATTGTAGCAATGACATTTGAGTCAGCAAAGTTGCTGTCAAACATAGCCTGAGCTTCAGCTGAATCTAAAGCAGATGCAATTGAAGCATTAATAGCGACTAAGTTACTATCGATCATAGATTGTGCTTCACCAGAATCCAACATAGAGTTGATTGCTGAAACAATATCTGAAGTTTCTGGTGTGTTCAGTAGTGCTAGATCACCTAAGCTACTGTCTAAACTGTTAATTGCGCTTACTAAATCGGTTTTTACATTTGTAGTAAGTGATGTTCTTGTACCTTGGTTACTGTCTACACTGTTAATGGCTGCTACAATATTTGTACTAGAGTCAGTATTCAATAGAGCAAGATCACCAACAGAATCTACTAGTTTGTTAAAACTAGTTCTGAAAGTGTTAAAAGTCGAAGATAGATTAATTGGTGGAATCTTAGCCATTTGAATTCTTCTCTAATAGTTGTTGCAGCATGCCTTTAATATCATTAACATCACTTTTTAACTTATCTAGTTCTTCATCTTTTTCTTTTAGTTTTATTAACCGCTCGCGAGCTGCTTGTACTTTTCTACTATTTATGTTAATTAAAGCGCCAGTTTCACCGTCTCTTACTAAATCTGGATAACTTTCAACTTTCATATATTTCGCCATGCAACACCTAAATTGTTGAAATAATTCTTAGGTTCTTAAATATAGGAACCTTAGTTGTAATTTCTGAATTCATGACAATTTTAACTTGGAACTGATCAAATTCAGGCAAATCAAACTGACTAAAGTAATATTCTTTAAATGTAAAGGTATCATTTGTAGCCATATCATCATAGTTTGATCTATTAGCTGTTGTTTGATTGGTGTTAAATTTTACCCAATTCTTATCACCAATTTGTGTTTGATCATTAGCTATTGCTGTTCTATACCATACAGTAAATGAAGATCTAGCTGGTCTATAAGCATCAACAAAAACTTTCATAGACGAAGCTTTTTCTTTTAGTGTTACAACCTTCGTAATATGTCTAGCTAAAGATGACGCAGCAAATGGTGAGGTTTCTGGTACATATGGAATAGTATGAACCATATTGAAACCACTTGCTCCATTACTATCATACCCATCGGCTCCAGCAAAAGCACCAGCAGAATCAGAGTTATCGATAAGGTGGTGTAAAGCTGTAATAGAGGTAGCGTTTGCGTTTATGTATGGAGCTGTATTTACATTTCCTGTATTTAAAATCACACCAACTTTTAATGATCCTTTTTGTAAACCTTTATCAGAGTCTTGGAACCTGTTTGCAATTACTGCAGGTCTCTCTGGTTCTTGCCACTTATTTAAATCAATATTACGTGAATGAATATTATAAGCGGCGTCTGTACCCCCGTAAGGTTTAAATGTTCTATACTGTATGTGTGATTTTATTCCTGTTGCAGTAGGAATAGAAACTGGCATATTTACTTTAAACTGATCAAACACCTGTTGTCCTTCAGAAAACACTAAGTTTCCTCCAGATCTGATGTCAGAATCAGCCGCAGAGTCTGCGGTAATTGTATAACCAAACGGATCCCGGTTTTTTATAGTTCTTTTACCTAAGATACTGCTTCCATTCATACCAGCATAAGTAGTCGCTGAATCTAAGCCAGTGATTCTTACGGTATCACCATTCATTAGACCATGATTAGGATGTAGTACCTTCACATCAGAATCAGTACTAGTAAAAAATAACGGATTAGTTTCTAAATTGTTTGTTGTAAGTTTTTCTGGTGCTGGAATAGCAGCACCAAATCTAGCTACACTATTTGTCTTTCTAAATGTAGCCTTATAAAGTTTAAATGTTAAATCCCGCTTTTGTTCAGCTGTCCACGTTGTGCCGTTTGCTGAACTAAAGAACGAACCAACGTAAGGTTGATTGGTTACACGTTTTTCTGTAGTTCCGTAAACGAACTCACCCAATTCAGCTGTCCAAACTTGGTAATCACCAGGAGCAGCGTTTGTATGAATTACTAGTGCGACCTCGGTGTTATTAGGTACATATAACGGCGATTCAAATGTAAATTTCGTTTCTCCAGTGGTTGCATCAAACGCAGTGGATGCTGTTATGTCAGCTCTTGCTTTACTAGTAATTGTTCCAGGATAAACTTTAAGTCCAGAAGGATTACCGCCTTCTGTAACAGGCCTGATCTCTATATTTACTGGTAAGTTAGGAGAAGTTACAGCAGGTTTACTATAAAAATAAAGACCAACACCAGTCAAAACTACTCCACCAGGTTCTGTAATCCTAATGGTTTGAGCTACTGGGTTTGTAACTTGTGTTAGATTTAAGTATTGTGTCATTATTTTTTCCTATTAAACTACTTCACCATTTTCTCTGATGAATTGTACTTCTCCGCCAACAGTATCAAAAACCTTCATCCAGAATTTTTCTACGGGTTTAAATATCCAACCATATTTATTTTCACCATAATACCACTTGCCATAGCATACTAATGGATCAGCAAATGTTTTTGTTACTACCCACTTTGTAACTTTAGACTTGCGCATCATAGGAACTAAGACTTCAGCTACTTTATAATAACCTCGTCTATTTCGTTCAGTCATTTTTTCATCACGGTATCTACGAACTACCTTGTCCATAGTTCCATTACCGTAACGTGCTTCTAACATAATAAAGCAACATACAGCAGCAAGAATGCCCACAACTGCACCGGCAATACCGCCACCAACAACTGAGGCACCAATCACAGCCGCCGCGGCAGCACCGACAATTGCACCCTTTGCTGCTTCGTCTGCTACAGAGCCGTTTTTGTTTCCTAATAAGCCATCATCAATCGGATCATCATCTGGAGGAGCACCAATGGTGTTGAAGTCATCGTCGTCATCCGGGTCTACATGTGGCAATTTACATACTATTTCTGTCGGTGGGTTTTCAGTCGATTCTTTCGTATCAATAGTTTCTGTATCTTTATCAGTATCATCTACAACATCCGGTTCATCTTCAATCTCCGGCTCAACCCAAACATCAACCTCTTCTGTCCAAGTAACTGTTCTAGTACCTGTCCTAGCTACAGAATAATAATCAATTCTATAATTTTCAACACCACCGTCACTTGTAAACTCTTGCGTGGCTTGAGACGTGCTCTCATTTGGGCTGTATTTACTGATGTCTAATACAGTAAAGTTCCTTGTGCCAGCAGGGAAAGATAGCGCATCATTACTTTGAAGATAAAACACACCCTCAATAGATCCTGTATCATCAGAATAAATTTCCGACGTTGGACCACCTAAAGCTGTAGGAAATCCAGTTTCTGCAACATATTTTTCCCCAGGATTTCTCCTTGCATCGTCTTTCGAAAGATTATAAAAGTCTTCAACAGTAACACTATCAGTACTTACATAGTTTGTCACATTAATATTGTCGAAGAAAAAGAAATGACGTTCATTGGGTCTTAGACCAGATACTCTAAAGTAAATAAATTTCGGTCTAGCAATAGTCACATCATCAAAACCAGTATAAACTGATCTAGATTTAGTAACATAATAAGTATAACTCTCTGTGCCCGATCTTGTTACAGTGTTAGTTACATAAGGCATTCTTTTCTCCTATTAGTACTGAGTACTATTATCGTAATCTGATAGGTCGCCGTTAACAGCAACTTCTGATACAGATCCATTATTAACTGTTCTTCTTATATAGTAATTATCATGATCAGGAATCATTTCTAATGTACCTGTAAATCTAGCTAATTGTTGTCCATTAACAAAACTAGGAGATGAAGCTATCGCTTGATCAATTAAAACTTCTTCATCAAACTTAGGATAAATTAATGAGCCATATCTCTTTGTTCCGCTTGACATATCAGAATCATAATATAAAGCAATATCCCTTTGAAGCGCTCTTGGAAGCATATAACCTTTACTTCTCTTTAGTGCAGCCTTATAATCTAAGTTAGGATTGACTAAAGACATTTTATGCGTTTCAAAGTTATCAGCAAAAAGTCCTGTTGATATACGCTCTAAACCATTTTCATCAATAACTGTTAAATTTGCAGTATTTAGTTCTGATAATGTTAGAGTTGAAATAATTTCTAAGTTATCTATTCTCTTTTCAAGAGAACGGATATCAGTCATTTTATATCCTCTGTTTACTATTTCTAATCTAGTAAAATCATTTTTAGTTTTTGTATAAGGATTTAAAAATACATAATTTAATCCTAGATAACCATCAGGAATCTTTGGTGCTTTCAAAAATTCAACACCAGCCTGTGTTGCAATTCTTTCAATTCCTCCATTATCATTCATGACAAGTAGATCGATACGGCCAGTGTAGTAATCTACTTCACTGATTGATACAATATCTCTGTTTCTTGGAATGCGCAGTCTCTTATCGAAAGTTCCACCAGAATTTATTGTAGATCTAAAGTCAATTACGTTAGCTAAATTTTCGGATCTAGTAGAATTAGTTATAGTTAAATCAGGTATAGCACCATAATCAATACCATTATAAGAATTAACACTATAAAAATCTCCAGTACCATGTAAATAATAACTATATGAAACAGTTATGGTTGATGCTGGAGTAGTATATCCTGTAATTAATTTGAGCGTTTCTGCGCCATAAAAACTAGCATTAGTTTTTGTATTTAAAGTAAATTTGTATGTAATATTTTCACTAGTTGTGTCGTCAATTACACTAGTAATTGTACGAACATCAGTTTTAGACAGGGTCGCTATACCATTAACTACTGAAATAGATTCTGTATGAGTATCATTCGTTTTAGGAATGCTTGTTCCTGTTGTATTCACATATGCTAAAAGAGATACATCTTTAGAAGCAGTTAGGCCAGAAATTTTAACCTCTGTTGTTCCAGCACCGCCACTATCAATTGTCAAAGAAGTTGTAACTTCTCCAGCACTGTCATAAGACAAAATCCACTCTGATTCATCAGCAAAATCTTCATCAGCAGCATTTGTTTGGAATACCGCCTCACCAGCTCCATTAGTAGTGGTTGTCAAAACATCAGCAACTGTCATACTAACAGTTCCTGTTATTTCTTTAGTAAATTTTTCAGGCAATCTAAATAACATAGAAGTCTGATCAGGATCAATAATTTGTGATCTATTATCAATCAAATCTATGTTTGCTTTGTTAGCTGCATCAGATCCAAAACTTTTAGCTGTACCAATATCTCTAAGTACACCAGACCCATTTGAATCTACATTTATATCAAACATATGAACTCTAAAGTTCGTGCTATTTACTTTATCAATGGATCTAATTCTAGCTGTGCCTAACGATGTACCTTGTAAATCAGCTGAATCGTAAATATTAACAGTAGTATAATCACCTACTTTTGATACTAGTCCAGTTAAATTTGCTGATGTTACTGGATAGTAATTACCGTAATTAGCAGCAACATTTTCTGTAGTTACAGTTTTTTTGTCAGATGTAGTTCTTGGTTTTGGAACTCTTATTGATGTGTTAGTACTTTTTTCTATTCTGTAACCATTAACAAATGCAACCCCTGGTTTTATAATGTATCGAAGATACGCATCGTCGCTGTCACTCAATACTTCTAAACTTAATCTATCTTTTTCTTTTGATACAAAATCACCACTGATATCAGCAGTTCTTCTAGCTAGGGTATCACCCAAAGTATTCAGAATATTATCGTTATATTGTAATGGTTCGACAGCACCATTTCTTAATCTTAATAATTTTATAAATGTTTCTGTGTCTTCATCGACATTACTCAATAAGTCTAGAGTTAATTTAATTCTATAGCGGTCTGCACCTGGAGATGTTAAATTAGGAGTAGAACCGGCATTGTCATACAAAGCTAAATCATCTGACACAGTTACTATTTCTTCAGTAACTTTATAAACAATAGTATCATTGGGAGATTGTGAATACTTAGATAAAACCAATGATTGTTTTGGTACAAATACAAAATGACCTGATTGAAAAACTTCTGTGCTCGGAACATTAATTATTGAAGCTCTACCGGTAGCTGGGTTAGCAACCGTGTTGATTGATTGAACTGTTAGTGTTCCTAAATCAGTTGTTAGATCTTGACCAGCGGCTAATCCTAAAATTGTTTCTGTATCGGCGGATCTAGATGTATCATTTGCATCAACTACAGAATACAATATAGTTGCTGGATCAGCACCAGTAGCTGGGATAACCTTTAAAATAGTAATTTTTACACTTAATGGATTTGTGGCATAAGTGTTTTCTAATTCAGTATAATTAGTAGGAAGAGCATTTGTAGACGTATCTAACTTAGCAAAAAATACAGAGAAATCTTTCAGCTGAGCTGTACCAAGATTTCCTGAAATTACGCTACTTTCTTTAAAGAGATAACGTCCCAGTCTTTCAATTTCTTTATTAATAATAGTTTGTAACTGAGTAAGCTCACGAGCTTGCAGTGCACGACCACTATTAAATACAATTCTATGATAGTTATCACTATCACGAAAGTCATCTTTGTAGTTACTTAGAAACGTATTTTTTAAAACTGTAGTAGCCATGATCTACCCTTAAAGTTGAATAATAATTTTAACATCTTCAGTCTGATCAGCAGACCTAGTCACCGAAAGGTTTCTATTATCTATATAGTGCATTTCACCTGAATATACGTCAAAACCAGGTACAATATTTGCTGAATCAGCTGTTCTATTAGCTGTAGCAGTTGATGTTGTTACAATTTCACCATCGGTAAATGATTTAAATCCAGTTGTTTCAGTTTGGTGATACCAAATAGTTGTAGAATCGTCATAAAAATCAATATAAGCTTGTGCAGCAGAAGATGCACCAGTAATTAATTGATCCGCTTGGAAATCATCAGTTGCTGATAATCTCATTTGTTTTAGTGCCAATGCTGTGTTACCTGTAAATGCAGCGGTAGAATCATATTGCAATGGATTTTTCAACAACGCTAATTGTCTGAAATCGTTACCAGTTACAAACACACCTTCTTCAGTACCGTCAGCCAAAACATTAAAGTTGACTGCTCTTCCTCTTAAATCTCTTGTTGGATCAGCACCAATACCAGCAGGTGGAGCAAAAACTGGAACTATTGTAGCACCAGTACCACCGCCACCACTTATTGTCACATTGGCGTAATCATAACCAGAACCAAATGGGAAACCACCAGCTGATTCATCAACTTCTATCGCGCCGATTGTATTAGAAGATGTTACAACAGCTCTAGCGTGAGCACCTTTACCATTACCTACGATAGTGATAGTAGGTGTACCTGTGTAACCACTACCAGCAGCTGTTACTCTATAGCCAATAATTTGGCCTGCAGTCGCTGCTTGTTGAACTAAATACTGGTTATAGTAAGCATCGCCCGGAGCAGCTGAGTCAATTAATTGGACAGGCATAAAGTTAGCTGTTAAAAATCTTGTAGCGTCACCTGCAGAAATTGTATACAAATATTTCCAGATATACCCATCTGAAAGTTCTGTTAAAGTTGTAGCAGATGTGCTTGTAGGTTGTACAGTGGATGTAACAGCATTACCATTAGAGTCTTTACCCTGACGAATACAAACATAAACGTTATTCTCATCTGTTATAACATAATAACGTGAAGCTTGACCTACTGAGTTATCGTTATACTGTTGATATGTTGTACCTGATGACCAGTTGTATCTTGTAACAACGAGTGAAGTATCTAGTACAGCTTTAATAGACTGCATCTTATATCTAAACTGACGAATCTCGCGTTCAGTATTAGCAGGTGTTGGAGGAGTATCAGTACTATCCCACGCTTCTGATGCACCAAGTGCAATGTAATATCGATTAGAAGAATCCTCAAACTCTGTAAGAAGAGAATTTACTAATTGATTTTTAACTCTATCTGTAATTATTGCTACCATGTTCTTATCTCATTAAACTATTGCTATGCCGTTACCGGCTGAGTCTGTACCGATCATATGCCATTTATTCTCAACACTTTCATAAATAAACTGTGACATGGCATTTGGAGCTAATCTAACGTTACCAGCTGCCATTAGAGCTCCAGCACCTGAATCTGCTTCAAGAGTTGCTGTTGCTGTGCCTCTATTTAGAATAATCTTTAATTCACCACTAACACTACCATCTCTAATAATAAAGTTTTGTGCAGATGTTGGATTCAATACAATAAACGTATTTTTTTCCATATCTCTATCGCCAGAGGAATCCATTTGCGCGCTGGCATAGGCTATCTTGCCAAGTCTAGTTACACCTGTACCTTTATTCTCTATATTAATACCTACATTTGTATCAGTACCAGTTGCTGAAATTGTTGGCCTATTACCAGCAGCAGCATTAGCTAGTGTTAGTTCATTTGCTGCAGAAGCTGTAGCTGTAACCTTTAATAGTTCGGCACCATTCACGTCTTGAATAGCTGTACCAATTTTTGGTGATGTCAGCGTTTTATTTGTTAACGTCTGTGTCTGTGCATTAAAAGTTAATGTATCACTATCAGCAAGTACCGGTAAGTTAATATTAATATTTTTTGATGTTAAATTACCAGGTTTTATGTTATAAGTGTGACTAGCATTTGTATCATTAATAACGATACCATCTAAAATAGGATTATTTAATGTAGCACTATCTAATGTTTTATTTGTCAGCGTTTGTGTTGCGGTGTTTATTGTTACTGTTCCAGCTGAATCAGGTAAAGTAAAGATAAGTTTTGAAGCCCCTTCAGTATGAGTAAGAATAGAATTATTTGTTACACCTATATACTCTAAACCACTGTCAACTAATCTAACGGCAGTTGTAAGAGATGTACCAGAGTCACCTCCACCCAATTGTGAATACAATTCAATAAAGTTTTCATTAATTTTAGTACCAGCTGTACGAAGTGTATCACCTGTTCCATCATTGGCAGTTGAGCCGGTATTAAGATTTTGCCTTGCCATAGGGTTTCCTCAATTTACTTAAGAGTATTTATAATAGTTTTAGTAGGTTCCAATTGAATCATACCAATCCTGATCTAAAGTTTGTTGTCTTCTTGTTGTATCCATTGTTACTGCTGTGCCATCAGAATCATTATCATCAAATGTTGGCAGTGACGGTGATAGAGCAGTAAGAATATTTGGATAGCTACTATCAAGTTCAGATAGTGTCTGATCAGAATCAAGTGGTAGTAGATCAACACGGTAAGTTGTGCTAGCACTATCGATAAGACCAGTGAGATCTGCCGAAGGCTGGCTAGTAAGATCAAACAGAGCTTCACCAGTTGTAACAACATCTGTAGAAACAACCTTAGCAATTTCAGGCATCAGTGTGCTTACACCAGTTGTATTGACTGACGCAATTTGAACCTGCCCTCCCAAATACATTCCAGCAGGATGAACAAATAATTTATAGACCTCTCTCCAATTGTCAAGAGGAATGTCTGACTTAATCAGAATTGCTAAGGTTTGATATAACTTATCATCAGTTAAAAATCTTTGAGATTCAGCACCAATCTTCGAAGCACTTGATAATATTTGTTCTCCAGCTGCATTACTACTGTCTAGAGTGTAATCAACTAATGGTCCGACTTTAAACACCTGCTCTTTTGGGTATGATACTTCTGGATCTGTTCCAAAAAAAGCTCTAAAGAACTGTTGAATACTATATCGAGTACCTTTAGATCTGTATAGAATATTAGAAAACTTTGAAGCTTCACGTTTGTTAATAAATCCACCAAAGTAAGCCTGTCCTAGTAGAATCTCATCTTCAATATATTGTAAGAGTTCAGTATCAACCTGTGTTAGATCACGTGAACGATATAAATCTCTTACTTTTTGGTCTGGATTACCAGTCTCTTCCATCCATTCATAATAAGCTTCAAGTAGTGAAATTAAATTTGGATAGTCATCAATAAAATGTTCAGGTAATACATTAGTAACTTCAGAACGCTGAAGGTTTAAATCACGCCTATTATTATCTCTGAGTGTTTTATCTAATTGTGTCATTAATCATTCGCTGTTGTTATAATAGCATTAGCAGCTGAAACATCAGCATCATAAACAAGTATATTATTTCTCGTCGGAGCTATTGAACTTTGATTAGCTGGAGTAACAGAAAGTTTTATATAATTAACAGAACCTACAATTGACGTTGGTGTAAAATAAGTAAGTGTTACAACTCCAGATGCTGCAGCATAAGATCCTAAGTTATCGACAATCACGTCGTTTGTGCCATTAGCAATAATTCTTAATGTGTTACTACTCAATGCGTTTTCTATTCTACATGAAACACCTTCATAAATGAATGATGAACTTGTAACACGAAGGTTTACATCATCTGGAGCAGCAATAGCTGTGGGGAATCTTAGAGTAAATGTATTCTCATTAGCTAATGAGCTAATAGATGTTCTGATCGATGTATACGAACTAGTAGAATATTTTGCAATCAATGAAGCTGCTGTATTATAATTATTTTCATTTATTAAAGCTATAGCAGCGTTTAAATCAGAATTGGGTATTGTAAAATTAGTTAGAGTTTGAATAGTACTAGAAATAGAAGGAGCAGTCGGTACAAACCGTTGTTGCATTTTTACTTCTGCTCTCGATGACAGAATAGCTGGATTAGACTCATCAATTAATGTTAATAGATTAGATCTTCTAAATGACTGATCAAAACCACCAGTATTATCGGTAAAGTATTGTGATATGATATCTAAAACATTTGATTGTACAGCATTGACTGTTAGCGAAGTTAATTTTGGATTGAAGTCAAAGAAGTTTTGTACTTCGACGTATGTAGTCACAGGATCTGCGAATCTCAGCCTAAATGATATAACAGCTAAGTCGTCTGACAATTGTGTTATGCCCAACTTTGTATTAGCTTGCGTCAACGCCGTAACATCATCTTCGAATAAAATAGAAACATAAACCGCACCAAACTCAGGATCTAAGTTATCCTCTCCGCCCCATGCTTTAATATCTTTGATGAGTGTAGAATAGTTACGAAGAATAAGAGAAGAATAATCAGCAGCTGTCACCATTCTGTTTTGTGTCGCATACTGAAATGGTGCGTTCTTACGAATTGATTCTATAGATTCTTTAGTGTCTCCACCAACACTGTTTGTGATAGTTGTAACAGTTAAAGATGCACCACTAATACCGCCACCTGTATAAGTACTTGCTGGTGTAAATGTAGTTGCACCGTTAGCTGGATCACCTTTAGTAGAAAGATATAAAACCTCAATCTTAGCCCCAGCTTGTGGGGCAACACCAAATGTTTCACCGTCGCCAAATGAAAGTTCAAAGTAACCATTAGGTGCTTCTTTTAGGATGTAAATTGTCGACTGAGCATTAATAGTTGTGGCGTTGATAATGTTAGTATATACAGCAAACGTTGAACTAGTTGTGCTTTCGTAAACACGAACAGTCACAGTATCAGCATCAATATTTGTATCAGGTATAACATAAGTAGGATTGTCTTCGTACTCACCAACTAGGAATGTCTTAGTCTTTTGAGTACCCTCGTAAATAGGCAGCTCATTTGAACCATTAGCTGTTACAAACTCGTAGAATCCTGTCCCATCATCTGTAGCATAGTAGGTTTCAATTGTTTGAAATGTATAGTTTACATCATCAACCGAAGTTGTAAATGTTGTTCTAGCTGGTAATGAAATAACAGCATCACGGCCAGCATCAGAGGATGATAGACTAATATTTACTGTAGCCTGTGCTGCTGTGTCAGTATCAGGAATATAACCAATTCCCTCGGCAAGAGACACAACAGAACTTCTTAATTGTGCAGTACTCAGATAAGATTCGTTAAGTGCAAAGTTTGCAACCAACGAGTTGAAGTGCGTATTATAAGCTAACACATCAAGGATGTTAGAAAGACCAGAGGCTTCGAAGTTGTAGTCTCTAAACTCTTCTCTAGCAGCTAGGTAGGTCTTTAGATTATTTTTGATATTTGTAAAATCTAAAGCGGTTGAAGCTATTGTTGTTGCCATGTTATCTTAACCTTGATATAACTGTTGTAAACACTACTATTTCTTTAGTGTTTATTACTTGAAATTCTAAGGTAACATCAAGACTGTTTTGATCTGGTCTTGTGTTTACTCCAATTTTTAGAATCTTTGCTCTTGGTTCATACGTTTGAATAGCACGAATAATATTGTTCTTAATATCACCTTTGATATCATCATATGCTAATTCAAATAAAAATTCTCTAATATTACCACCGAATTTAGGTAAAAACGGTTTTTCAAAATGATTAGTTTGAATAAGATTTTTAATAGCTTGTTTTACTGCTGCCGCATCTCTTTTCTTATAGATCTCGCCATTAGGCTTTGCAGTAAATGTCAAGTCAATGTCAGTATACAGCTTGCTTCTACTAGTAATAATACTACTAGTATTTAAACTTCCATCTTCTTTTGATAAGACTCTTGTTGTCGCCATTTTACAATCTTTTTCTTTTTATTTATATGCTAAGTTTCGATATAATCATTCCAATAAGCATCAAATGAAAGGCCTGCAAATTTAGCATTACTATAGTTCCAAGCATCTCTATCACCAGCTCTCCCTGTTCTTCTACTTGCTGGTCTTACATCAAGGTGAATGATATTATTACCTAGACCAATTCCAGTAAATCCAACCTTCAATGCAGCGTCTACCAGCTTTCTCCTCTTTTCATTATTAAAAGATGTAATATCAATATCGATAGCTCTACCATAAAAATGTTGTGATGAAGGAGGATTAGTACTTCTCCCTGTTCCTACTTTTGCTAAACCATCATTAATTGTGAGAGCTGCACCAAACTCTTTTTGTAACGCAGCATACTCATTGCTCAATAACCTTTGCATATTTTCCAATGCACCTGGCTGTAAATATGGCGATCCGCCGTTTGTTGAGTAAAGTAATGGTTTAAGAACTTTATTTGTTGTTACACCATATTTTCCACCTTGATCAGGCAATGGATCTACAGAAGTTGTTTCGGGTAATGTAGGTGATGTAATACACTCAACTAATTCACCGTCTGCCATTTTCTTACCATTAAATTGAGTTTCAACGTTTCTGTTAAATACTCCTACCCAATCTTCGTCAATCTCAGGCATAATTATAATAATCTGTGCATCTAATTCTTTATCTGGATCGTAAGTATCATATGACAAAATAAGTTTGTCAAAGTATAATGTGTCTTTCCAGTATTCAGCTAGGTCAAATATTACTGCAGGGTCTGAGCGGCCTGATAAGTCTACTAGATCATATACAACAGCCTGACCAGATAATTTAAGAGCGTTAAGACCCGATGGAGTTTCTGATGGTCCAGGCCTATAAACACCTTCTTGTACTAGTAATCTATAATCTGCAAAGGTGCTTTTATTAGTAGCTACCGATCTCATTACCTCTGCATGTAAATATAATTGTCTTGCAAGATCTTTGCGTTGTTGTGGATCTTTTATAAACTCTAAATTTGTTGCATGACCAGTAGATCCCAAGAACTTTGCCATAGTTACACCAGGTGCCAGTTTAGTTCCCGATGTGATAGCTAATTGAAAGTCAGGATTATAAACAGGATCTGGTATTAGATTGGCTTTTAATCTTCTTGGAAGGAAAGGATCTGAAGAAGAAGTTACCTTAACATTACCAAATTTCATTTGTCCAAATTTTGGAGTACTATCTCCGCTTACTACACGACCTATACCAGTAGGTGCTACTTTTACATAATTAGGAGATAAAACACCTTCAGCGATTGCTCTAGAAGTAAAGTCTTCTACATTTAAATTGCTTTGATCTCTTAGTCTCGATCTAACAAGACCAGTTGTTAGATCTAAATTAGATAGTCCGCCGTAAATATTTGTCTTGTCAATATTATTTTTAATAAAGTCACCATCATCAATTGCGACAATTCTTACACCATTCTGTGATTTTGTTAAATATGTTTCAAGTAATTGTGCTGATGGCATAGCTGTCACTTTAGCATCAATTGCTGCTGGATCTGCAGCCGTGTTTGTAATAGATCCAGCAGAACCTGTACCACCTCCACCTACAGGGTCAGCATATGCTTGTGATTGTGCAACAGTAGCAGTTACTGCAACTCCGTTTAGGTCTCCGTGGAAAGTATCAGCGTACATAGCGGTAGCTGTAACATTTTCCTCTGCCCACAATGATGTAGTTTCAAGTGTAAGAGTTCTAATGTTTTTCTGTGTGTACATGTTATAATTGTACATAATAATATTTTCACCACCTATTGTACCAACATCTCCAAATATTGATAAATTTGTCGCAGCAGCATTAAGATCTGGTGTTGAAATATTAATTTTATCTTCTGATGTCAGTGTAGTTAAACCACTAGCTACATAGTTTGCTTCACCATCAACGTTGTTACTATAAACACCCTTGACGTTATTAGAAAACCCACCAAGAGAAGTATTTGTAACTTGACCGACTGATGTACGTGACGATCCACCACCAACAGTTTCACCTAAGTTACCACCAACTTTAGTTCTATGTGAGCTAGCTACATCCATGTTATAGCCACCATGGGATTTTACATTAAAGTTAGCGCACTCAACATTAAAGTCACCAGTTACTTTGAGATTTAGATTACCTTTATAGACTAGGTTACCTTCACCTTCAACAACAACTGTATGATCATCTGCTGTCAATTCTACTTTATTCTTAGTAGATGCAACAAGAACTGTACCATCACTACGCAGTTCTACACCCGATCCCGATCTATGCTTAATTAAGATTCTTTCATTACCAGGAGTATCATCAACCTCAATTACATGTCCTGATAATGTTTCAGATACCTGGTTATATGGATATTCTGATGCACCTTGTTCATTTAATCCAAGTGATAAACCCAGATCCCCACCACCTGTATATAATTCATTGCGGGCAGCTCCTGTGGCAGCATAGTTTAAGTTTGAGCTAAAGAAATACTCAGACTTTGGATACTGTCCTGTAGGTTCTTCATTACTATTATTGTTTACACCCTGAGACACTGTTGTGCCTTCAGATACTGATACACTCTCTTCTAAGTTTTGGCTATTAGTAGTCATATCAAATCTTCACTTTAATTAGTTGTTTACGTGTATATGGTTGTTGCTCAGATGGGTTTTCATAAACGTTTTTCTTACCAAACAAATGCTCCATTTCGTTTATCACATCAAATCCCGGATCAATTTGACTTCTATCGATATCATTATGGCCCATAATTTGAGCACCTGGCCAAGCTGAATAAGCTATAGCACAGAACTGTTGAAATGATGTTACTTGTTTTGGTGTAAATGAGTTAGCTGATAAGAATCTTTTATAATCAGAGGTTCCTGTAGGAGCATTAATTCCACCGACAAATGCAATTTGGATTGAATATCTTTCATGATTATTATTTAGAGCCCCACCTTGGTAACTAACTGGTCTTCCACGCTGTATTGAACCATCTCTACGAATCAGATAGTGATAAGGTATTGAACTACCATTTCTACTTAATAGCGTTTGTATTTCTTCAGAACCCACATCTTGGTTATTGAAGTGCTCTGTCCAGTGTACAATAATTTCCGTTACTTCACGATTTATACTTTTTAGATCTACTTCTAATTCTTCAATAGAAGACACATATGAGAAATTATGGCTACTAGGTGTATTTTCATAATCCCAAGTTTTTTCGCCTGTATCAATTTGTGTCGATGTTAATAATTCACCGGATTCAGTTAATACATTACTACTAATTCTATTATCAATTCCACTTAATCTCTCGCGTATAACTCCACGTGGCAAATCAGAATATTTTTCCAAAAACGCTACAGCTTGATTAATTTGCGTTTGTGTTTTAGCTGATGTCAGATTTAATACAAAAGCCATATCAGATTCTGGTAACTCAATTCTTATTCCATCTTTGATAGTGAGAGATCCTACAATAGATCTGCCATTACCCGTTAACTGCTCAGATATATTTTCAACAATTGAACCAAATCCTTTGTTTATAGCATCATTAATTCCAATTACAGTTTTAGATAGTTGTCCTAACATATTAGCTCTAAAGTTATTAAAGCTAGCTAATACATTTGTGACTGCACCGACAATAGGATTGATCAATTCATTAAATGATGTTTCAAATAGCTCGAAGGTTTTATCCTCTAGATTTTGCATTTCACCCAATACATTTCTAATCTGACCACTACTAGCACCTGTAGCCCTTTTAGTTTGATATGCTATGGCCTCTGGATCTGAAGATGTAATTCGTGTTTGTAAGAATCCATCTTGTACACTAGTTCCGGTCAAAGCCTCTAGATCTGTTCTATTATTACCAACCTCTAAAACTAATTTATTTTTTAGGCCTGGTACATTTTTTGTAAGTTGAGTAATTGCTAATGCAGCAATAAGTTGTTCGGGTCGCGAGCCTTGTACAGCCTCTACTACATCGTCTGCTTGTTGAGTCAGGGCTTGAAATCCAGCTACAACACCTAAAAGTCGTGTGCCTAACTTACTAGTCTTAGAAACAACATTTTGTTCAAATGAGCGGACAGCATTACTTACGGCGTTTTCTACACCAGCATTTCTTTCAATACGCTGTAATCTCTTTTCAACTTCAATAGGTTCAAATGGCATTACCCGGCCCCCGCACTAATGTTATTATTATATTGGTCATACGCAGTTTTAGCGAAGCCTTCTCTTTTTGTTATTTCTTTCGCAGTAATTTGAGGTCTTTCATAATATTTCATAAAGATCCAGGTTGAGTTTTTATCATCCTTACCACCAGTAAACTTTGTACACTTTACTAACCGAGACTTACCAAAATAAGCATAGTTATTCAATTCATAGATTATGTATTGTAGCTGAACACTGAAGTTTCTCCAATCATAATTATTTCTACTAGCGAATAATTTTAACTCCTGAAGTCTTCCACCTGCTGGATTCCACTGCGCAAGTCCCTGTGATGACTCACCACTTACTGATGAAACAATAGTAGTATTAAATCCAGACTCAGCCTCTAAATTGCCAACTATTCCTGCTGCTTGAGCAGGCGTATAACCATTATCTACGAAGAAAATCATGCTAGCTAGTCTCTTTTGACCTGTAGTAGCTTCTGTTTGATTGCGTGGATCAAATACGTCAGAATAACTTGTTGGGTTATTAACATCTAAATTCTTAACAGAGTTACGTACAACTGAGCCATCAACCCCGCTATTTGCACCTTGATTTATATTCGGTGCTGTTTGATTTAAAGCTGCTCTTCTCTTTTGCTGTAATGTTGGATTCTCTATTTGATTTAAATGGCCTATAACAAGCGGTAATTGAGAAGTCCTACCATCTAAAAAAATACCGAATACAAGAGCACCAGGTAGAAGCTGAGGTATTTTACCAATTCCGGAAGTGCCACCTTCAGTGGTTGGTAAAACAGTGGAAGCCCAGGGTAATGATGACTGTGGCACCTCCTCTTGTTTTGACGAATGAATACCACGAATATGAACTTGTACTCTACCTAATTTATCGGGATCTTTATTGTCAATAACTCTAGCAATGAACCATCTGATGTTATCACCATAAAAACTACTTTCTAATAGATTCATTATGTAATCCTTCTATTAGATATTCTAGAACACGATAAAGAAACAGTGTGTTTCTGGTCTGTTATATTAAATATATGACGTTTAGTATTAATTATAAATGAACCTGATCTCTTATAATCAGACCGGTCTACTTGGGTATCAACCATCTCATTTTTAAATATTACTATTTCTATTTGGTTACCGACAGATGTTGTTATATCACCTGTTAAGAACTTTAAACCTGGTACATGAATTTCCATATTATTCTTTAATAATAACTGTTGTATCGCAAACTTGAACATTTTTAATTTATATGCCGATGGGTCATTTTCATAAGTCCAATTTGATACATTCTCATTATAAGGAAATGTTCTTCCACCCCCAACTTGATTAAAATTAACTGTATCAAAATCGCCAAGTCTAGAAGTATTAACGCCGTTTGGATCAGCTACAAATGAATTATCTAATAACACATTATCTTGGCTTGTCCTTATAACAGACGCACCTAATAATTGCTGATATACAGAATTTACGTTATGGTTATAACTAATCTCTTCCCCTGTTGTCATATCAGTTGTTGTAAAATTAGAACCTAAAGCACCAAGCTCTGATAACATCAATGTGTCTTCTTGATTATTTGTTTCTACATTGTATATAGATCTTGCTTGTAAAAGAACAGATCCTGATTTTAAAGGAGAATTATCCACATCCCCCATACCATTCGCCATTCCTTGATCATACTGAAATGGCTCACTGGCGTTAAAAGAGTTTCTTGTCATTATAGTGTCTAAATCGGCAAGAACTAAATTATCAGAGTTTATGGTAGAATATAAAAAATATGGACTGCCATTTTCGGTTGTCATCTTATCTAAAACCATACCAATAGCCTGAAATGGATTGAGGTAAGGTACTAATAGTCTAAAGCTACTTTGGTATGAAGCTTTATATGTTTTAAACTTGTTAAATAAGGATTTACCTAGTTTATCATTCAATATTTTAGCAATAATTTCTTCACCCTTACCATCATATGATTTGCTAAAATTTTGTACATTATTATAGAATCCAATATCCTCTATTAGATTAAACAATAACATAGAAGTATTATCATTAGACTTATTAATTTTTTCAAGTCTGTTCATTATAAATGTTTTAGATATAGTTTGAGCACCATTGACAGGAAGTGATAGATCTATTTCTAATCTTTCGGTACCTTGAAAATCAGCAGCTGTAAATAAGCCATTATCATCGAGAATCAATATAGATCCCGTAAGATAAGGCATATTAATATTTTCGAATATATTGACTTCAATTGTGACTTGTTTTATATCAATAAATTCTCTGAATCTTTCAGAGGTGATACGTATCCGGTCTATAGAAAAGTCTTCTGCTGACTGTACTTCTTTAACCATTCTGTTCTCTTAATAATTTTTGGAACTCATTAAATACTTGAGCTGCAACTCCTGGTTTTAAAACATTTATGCTTTTTAATTCGTCATTTTGTCTTTCTAATCTATCGTAGTAACTAACAGCGCTTAAAGCTCCAACTGACCTATCAAAGGGATCAATATCTACCCATTCACCATCAGAGTTTTCATAATGATGCACAGCATCGTATTGATTAGCTACTCCATCTACAGTTAAATATTTTAAATCACCTGCATCAAAATCGCGCCAGTTAGCAATGTTAGGAACAGAAATTAATTGACTTGTGGAAAATGTTGAGCTAGATAAAACAGCAGTAGCTGTAGCTGTAGTACCTGTATTACCGTATGGCACCCAGTCAGGATAAGTAGTGTAGTTTTCTAAAATATTTTGTCTTAGTGCAGTTCTAATTCTAGCTCTTGTATCAACATCAACGCTATTAACATTATTATTAAAATCTCTGATTAGTTGTGAATCAGCTATTGTTAAAGATCCATTTCTATTAACATCGCCTCTTTTATATCCATTAAATGTTTCATTTAAAAAGTCATAATATACTCCAGTAGTCAGCGTGCCGGCAATTATTGCATCAAGCTTAGTTGCCACGTCTTCATAATCTACTATACTTGGTTCTGTAATGGAAACAGTTGGGGCGTGTTCATAACCAGAACCACCACTAATGATTGTGAAGCCATTAACCTCACCACCTGATATTTGTGCCGAAGCAAGAGCCTGAACTATAGCTTCTTCATGCCTTTCCCCATGTTCATCTGTAATTGTTACAGTGGGTATTTGCGTATAACCTGCACCGCCATCTGTTACAGTTATACTTCTAACTTCGACTATTGGTTTAACTATCAAATGTCCTAAGTCTAAATTTTTTTCTAAAATAACACCTATAGAAGAAGGATTAGAGATAGAACCTTGAATAACAATATCACCCCTGTACATTCTGTCATGCATAGCATCAGATGTGGTAATCACTTTATTAGGATAATATTCTTTAGATTTTGTTTGTAACTCTTGAAATGTTAGTGGCCAACCTTGTCTACGAATTTTTTCATTTAAAAGGTAAAACATCCAATAATAATCAGTCGTACCATACAGTCTAAATGAAAGAGCATCAGGTCTCTCGCCATCTTTAATCTCATATTTTTCATAAAAACTTGCATCATCAGCAATCTGATCTATCAGATCAATATATGCTGTTAAATTTTGAAATTGAGCTGGATCAATCTCATTACCGAAATAATATGGAATAATGGGGAAGTTTCTAAAATAAGCCATTAGTAACCTTTCACAATGTCTTGTCTTCTGAGTGCTCTTTCTTCAGTAAATGTTAGTGTAATATCAATTTCTGGAAACTCACCATCTTTATGGAAAGACATACTATTTGGGTTATAGTTTGTATCAAAACCTTGTAAGAAACATGGAAGAATTTTAGATGCTACAGGTTCGCCGTCATATGCCATTTCAATTAAGAACTTGTTTGGATATCTGTAGCCAATAGAGAAACCTGTATTATTTTCTAGTAGATCTTCGGGGTACATGTTTTTTCTAAAGAATCTGATAATATTCTTAATCTCTTCAGCTTCTTTTTGATCATTTGGAATTAGTTTAAATGTAAAACCAAATGTTCGTTGAACTACACCGCGTAGTAATGATCTACGATTAGGGTTTAATGTTATACCTTGTGTTACTTCTAAAGCACCAGCAATAGGTTCAGAAAATTTTCCAATTGCTCTTTGAGCATATAGAGCGGTTGTTTCGTCTGTAATTGTACCTTTAAATGCATCAACAACTGATTCAATACTTTCAAACACTTGTTTCCCTGCCGCGGCAGCAGCGCCTGCTATGTCTTGAGGATTTTTTCTTAATATTTGTTCAGCTGCTGTACCCACCGCACCAAATGCAACGTTTTGATAATCAATACCATCTCTGAATGATAGAGATGTAGGTAGATGCATAGTGACTGATCCGACAGGATCATGGTCAACACCGTTATATTCTAAAGTTCTAAAGTTACCACCAAGTAAAGCCTCTAGATCATTAAAAAAGTCCAAAAATTCATCAAGTTCATTTAATAGATTACCCAAGGGATTTGTTGATCCTGACACATTAGCATTGCCAATGATACTTGAACCAATAGTTTGATAATCAGCTTTAAGGGCTGTAAACTTCACTGTTCCCTTATATTCTGATTGATGGCTTAGTGGATATCTAAACTTTGGATTACCTACGTCTTCTAACTCATCCAGAAAATCAGATATTGTATCTATTACATCCATTTTTTGTCCTAATAAATATAGAAAAATCTTAAGATTATTTATAAGGTATTTATGGCTTATTCTGGCAAATACAAAGTCAAACATCGTAGTAAGTATAAAGGTGATGTAGACAATGTAGTGTATCGATCAATGTGGGAAAGAAACGCGTTTAAATGGTGCGATAACAATTCTAACATAAAGTATTGGTCGTCAGAAGAAGTCGTCATACCATATTTATGGGAGATAGATAAAAAGTATCATAGATATTTTATGGATCTCAAGATTACATACAAAGATGGAAGAACAATTCTTGTAGAGATAAAGCCTGACAAAGAGACTAAACCTCCAAAGAAACCCGATAAGTCGAAGCGTTATATCAGCGAGGCTATGACTTATGTGAAGAATCAAAACAAATGGAAAGCTGCACAGTCATATGCTAAGGATAGGGGCTGGGACTTCCAGATCTGGACAGAACATACTCTTGAAAAAATGGGCATAAATCCAAAGCAAATTAAACCATTGAAACCACTTAAACCTTATAAGAAGAAAACTAGAAAATGACAGTGATTACTACAAAACCTACAGGTACATTTATTCATATTCCTAAAAATGCTGGTGTTGCTATTAGTCAATGGCTAACACATAACGTTCATGGATCATATCTTTTTAAACAACAACATGGCGGTAAGCATGCACATCAAAAAAGAATTAAAAAGTGGATGGATGCAGACCAACGCCAAATGGATATGGGATTTACTTTTTGTGTAGTAAGAAATCCATGGGCAAGAGTTGTAAGTGCATATCATTATTATGTACGTAGAAATCAAACAAGCGGTGGTCAATACGGAATTGATCCACTTAAAACATCATGGGAAGAATTTGCAAACCGTGAATGGGAACATGGTAAGTGGGGTTGTGTACATAAACAACAAGTAACATATTATGATAAAGTAGATTATATCTTGAGATTTGAGAACTTAGACAAAGACTTTCTAAAGATTCAGGACATGTACAATTGCTATAAACCATTGTTCCCTGCTAATCAATCAAAACACAAGGACTATCGTAAATACTACACAAATCCACGCTGGATTGATGATGTAGCAGAACACTATAAAGACGACATTAAGGAGTTCGGATATTCCTTTGAATAGTTATAAATAGTGTCATGAGTAACTTATTTAACAACTTAGAATTAGAAGCATTCAGGGCCGGTATTACGCCTAGAACACGGGAATCACGTGAGTGGTTTCGTCGTCGTGTTTCTAGTATGCGTGGTATAAATCGTAATGCTCTGATGAGAGAAGAACCGGTCGAACTTGATAATGATAGCGTTGTAGGTAACATGTATATGTTCTTCTACGATCCTAAACTAAAGAAAGAACTACCATACTATGATAGCTTCCCATTAGTTATTGTAATTGGTCCAGCAGAGGGTGGTTTTCTTGGTTTAAATTTACACTATCTACCACCGTTACTTCGCGCTAAGTTTTTAGATGCATTATTAGATTATACAAATAATAAGAGATATGATAAATCGACTAGATTTCGTTTATCATATAACTTGCTCAAAAGAGCTGCAAAGATGAAGTACTTTAAACCATGTGTCAAACATTATTTAAATGAACATGTAAGAAGTAGATTCGCAAAGGTTCCGGCACCAGAATGGGAAATCGCTACATTCCTGCCGACTGCTGACTTCCAGAAATCTAGCAGAAATAAAGTTTATAGCGATTCTAGGAGAATGATCTAATGCTTGGTGTTGATGATTTTAAGAGTTTAGTATCAAATAAAGGTGGAATAGCCAGAGCAAATTTATTCTCTGTCTCTTTACCTGGACTACCTGGGATCGCTACTAATGAAGAGATGAATCTTTTGTGCAAAGACGTCTCTTTACCTGGAAGACAGGTAACTACACGTGAGAGAACTATTGGACTTACTACTCGTAAAATGGCTTATGGTTATTTAATTGATGATGTGTCCATGACATTCCATGTGTTAAATGACTATGGCGTCAAAGAATATTTTGAAACTTGGCAAAATCTAGCTGTTGATCAGAATACATATGAGATTGGCTACAAAAAAGACTATTCATTTGATGTAAAAATTAATCAAATAAAGAAAGGCACCGGTCAGGGTGTGACTTCTACAAATCAGCTTTCGTCAGATGAGATAATTTATTCTTGTGTTCTTGAAGAAGCATTTCCAACGACTATGAATTCTATTCAATTAAATAACGAGCTAGATGGAATTTTAGAGCTAAATGTTCAGTTATCATACACTAACTGGAGATCAGCTGTCACAAGTCAAGAAACAATTAACACAATCAATGGAAGTCTTATATCACTATTTTTATAATTAAGGATGAAATGAAATGGCATTACCTAAGCTAAATGATAAACCAAAGTACGAAGTTGTTATACCTTCTACACAAAAAAATGTTAGATTTAGACCTTATCTCGTAAAAGAAGAGAAAGTTCTAATGATGGCAATGGAAAGTAAAAACCAAAAGCAAATGTTAGAAGCTGTAGTAGACACTATTACTGCGTGCATTGATGAACCTGTTCAAAAAAATAGTCTAACTATATTTGACGTTGAATATTTGTTTACTCAAATTAGATCTAAATCAGTAGGTGAAACCGCGACAGTTGGATTAAAGTGTAATAAATGTGAGCACACAAATGAGGTGCAAATTAAATTAGATAATATTAAAGTCGATATGAAAAAAACAAATGACGTTATTGATTTAGGCAGTAATGTAAAACTAAAAATGCAATATCCAAAATATCATAATGTTATAAACACAGAATCATTACAAGAAGACACATCGACTACAAAACAAACGTTTGATATGATTGTGCAGTGTATTGATAGTGTACAAACAGAGGAAGATAATATTAAGATCAGTGATGAACCTTATGAAGATGTCATGGCGTTTATTGAGTCATTGAATACTAAGCAATTTACAAAGATTAGAGAATTTGTTGAAAATATGCCAAAGTTAAAACATGAAGTCAATTATACATGTGAAAAATGTAACCATAAAAATGATGTTGTGTTGGAAGGTATGAACGATTTTTTCTAGTAGCTCTATCTCATGATAGCTTAGTGAATTATTATAGAACGAACTTTCAGTTAATGCAACACCATCACTATTCGTTACATGAGATAGAGCAAATGATACCTTGGGAAAGGGAAATCTATATTGTTATGTTGATGGAATATATTAAAGAAGAAAACCAAAAAGCAGAACAGCAAAGGCTTGCAAGATGACTACATTAACTGAAGTTACTGAACAGTTAGAAGAGAATAAAGAAGCTACAGAAGATACAACTGATGCTGTCAGTCGACTAAGTAATTCTATAGACAAATTTATTCTCAATATCGATAGATCCCAATTCGACAAGCTGGAGGGTATCAGCGAAAGTAGTGGTGGACTGCAGTCAACTACACAATCAGGGGCAGGTACTAGTGCTGATGAGAAGACTGGTGGAGGCATATTTGGAGGCTTGTTGAAGGCATTAGGGATAACTGGTATCTTTCAGGGGATAACAAGAGCTTTAGCGCCAATACTAGCTCCTATAGCAGCATTATATACTTTATTAAAGGGACCAAAGTTACTAAAGACACTTGGTATTTTTGGCTTAATGTATGAAATATTTAAAGATATAGGTGAGAACGAAGCATTACAAAATACATTACAAAAGATCACTGATCTATGGAATAACAGCATGTTGCCCTCGTTAAGGGCAATAGGTGATAGCGTTTTAAATTTTGTTAATTCAATTGATGCTACTACAGAATTTAAAAGCCTTTCAGAGTGGTGGCAGAATATTAGAACTACACTACAAGATTTTGTAGCTTTTACTTTAGAGGATATAGCTATAGCTATTGATGGTGTTTTGACGGGTATAAAAACTACACTAGATGGTGATTGGAAAAATGGTATAGCAAAAATAATCAATAGTGTGTTGATTGGAATTCAAGATATAGCGGATAATGCTATTACAGCCGTTCTCAACTTATTTGGTGTAGATTTTGGAGAGGATGGTACGTTTTTAGGTTATTTAGACAGAAAGTGGGCTGAACTAAAAACTTCTATTCAAACAAAATGGGATGCAGGGGTAACTGCTATAACAAATGGTTGGAATGCCACTATTGACGCTGTCACTAATACATGGACAAGTGTTACAACAGCCATAACAAATGGTTGGCAATCTATTGTAGATTTTTTTACTATCTCAATACCAGCTAAATTTAAAGGCATTAAATTACAAATTATAGCTATAGCCGAAGGGATTGTTACATCTGTAGTTGATGCAGCTACTAGTATGATTGAAGTTATTACAGTAGATATACCCAATAAAATAGGTGAAGCAAAAGATGCCATCATAGAAAAGGCAGCTGGCTTATATGATGCTGTGTTAACAAAAGTTAATTCTCTCATTGCATCTATTGTTGATTTAATACCATCTGGTGCAGATATAAAAAATGGTATAATTAATGCTATTAAAGCATTACCTGGTGGCGAAGCTTTACTAGATATGATAGGTCTTAGCTATGAGCCCGCACCTAAAAAAATGAATACGGACGCCGATTTCTTTGAACAAGAAATAAAAACAAATAAGGGTATGTCAATAAACCCCAGGGGTTATACGGGAGCTCAATCATTTGGTACGGCTTACACTTCCAATCCTGGACAAAGGTTTAGTGAATTAATGTCATTTAGACAACCAGCTGGAACTAGTTCTGCGCCAGTTATTGTACAAGATAACAGTGTAAAACAAGGTGGTAGTAGTACTCAAGTTATTAACCAGATGTCGCAACCTGTGAGCTCTATGGATCTTTCTGCTATGATGAGAAATCAGGGTGTTAGATTTGGTCATGGACCATATGGTTATTAAATCAAAAGGGAGGCCTTCCTAGGTGCCTCCCTTTCTATCTCCCAGTACATCGGAAGACCATGCATCATTGCGAGCTGATGGTCACTCACCATTCCAAGAGCTGCAGACTCTTAGGTGGATTTTCAGTCTTCCGCTGCAAGCTTAGCGAAATAACTCATCGTATCATCCTCATCATCCATAGACGATTCGGCTGTTGTCATAGTAGGTGCAGGAGCTGCAGTCGCAGTTGGAGCGGGAGATGATGGAAAGTCTGGAATCTCATCATCTAATTCCTCTACTACCTTACGAGCTGTTGCTGAACCTGACTCACCTAGAACTACTGCAAGACGAGCTTTCAACTCATCGTATGTCTTATAGCTCTTAGGATCTGTCCACTCTGACATATCATGCTGTTGGTTATACACCTTTTCCTTAGCTTCATCATCACCAGCAAATAGTTCTGATTGACCTTTGAATGATGATGCATCATAGTTAGGATAGCCTTCAACCTTACGAATCTTCAACGTAAAGTCTGCACCTTCCCACATGTCAAATGGATTGACTGGTGCCTCATCAGGAAATTGTGGTTGCATAGAATCCATGATCTTGTCAAAGATCTTTTTACCAAAGCGATATAGCTTTACCTGACCTTCATTCTCAGGATTCGATGGATCAGAGATAATAAGCACATTGGCTACATAACGTAGATTACGCTTGCGTTCACGTACTGTACGCTTTGCCTCATCACTACCATCTTCATTCCAAAGACGACTATTTGACTCTGCTAATGGATCCTGTTGACCGATAGATGTCAATGATTTTTCTACATACCATTGACCTGTTGGTCCTTTAAAGAAGTGATCCCAATACCGAACCCAAGGTGTTGGTGCTTCTGCGTCTCCTGGTAGGAAACGAATTACAGCGTAACCGTTACCAGCTTTGTCGCGAGTAGGAACCCAAAAGCGAGTATCCTCTGATTGACGTTGGGTATTCTCACCAGTACCTGCTTGTGCTTGTTGTACCAATGATTGTAGATCTGTACGATTACGTTTTAGTGCTGCAAAACTCATTTTATGTTCTCCGTATGTTTAATGTGTTCTAATTGTCCACTGTATGCATTATATTAAATTTTTCCGAGAATGTACATCGTGTTTTAGATAAATCCATGCGACTAAAACCTCACGTGTACCTCTCTTTACAGGATTGACTTGATGCCAACATTGACCAGCATCAAACATTATAGTCTCACCAACCTGTAATTTTGTATTTATAGCTTTCTCACCATCAAAAACTATAAGTTCACCACCTTCAAAGTCATCAGATTGACTGATTAAAGTTGAAGTAGATATCAATCTAGGTGGTCCTCCATCTCTTCTTGGAACCTGATCTCGGTGTTTCTTAAAAAAGTCACCTTCATTGTATATTAAATAATTAAATTCATCTACACTATAACGTTCTTTTATAAATTTAGGCCTGAACATAGGTATTAATTCTAATAAAGACTTACATATTTCAGGATATAAAGCTGGTTTTATGTACTTTTTTACTTTAGTAGATCTATAACTTTTGTCTACTTCAGGATTAGGACTATCTTTACTAGATACTAAAGCTTCTACCAACTCACCGTCATTATCCTCTTTCATGTCTAAAAGAGAATTATAATTTACGATTTTTTGTTTAATAAATAAGTTTGACATTAATCAAAAGGTAACGTATTTTGACGAGGCAAAAAATTTAGGCTCATAGCTTCTGCCTCTAGTTTATCTTTAATAATAGGAGCCACATATTTTTTCACATCTTCTAGATCTAAATCTACGTCTTGACAAACATGAATGATTGCATCCATGTAGCTTGACTTATGCTCTTTTACGACGCTTTCTACTAGTTTTGTGAACCTTGCTTTTGTTAGGAACTGCTCTTCCTGCATAGTACTCACTGTCCATTTCTTGTGTCCATTCTTGTCCAATGTCTGGGTAGAATACACCGACGGTTCTTTTAACCATTCCATCTTTGTCATAAGCTAGTGCTACACTCCTATATCTAATTAGCTTTTCACGGTCTGCACCAAAGCGTGAGTCTTGATAGACACCACTTCTTAAATAGTTCTGAAGATTGTTAAGGTATGTCTCCTCAACAAAATATGCTCCACGCTCTTTACGATCAGCAGAATTCTTCATAGACTTCATTGACCGCAACTTGAGCTGTTGCTCTCTAATCCATGCCTTTACCTTCTTAGGTGCTAATGCATGATCATCTGGCAAGTCACGAATAGACTCATGAACTGACAGATTCTTTGATGGACCACGGGCTGCACGTGCCTTAGCTAGTCTTTCGGCTGCTGCAGCACGTTGCTCTTCAGTCATTTTACGCTTACGCTTGATTGGTTTCACCATAACTTTTCTCCTTCATAATGTATTCTATCACAGTTTAAAAGAAAAGTACACAGTTATTTTTCGTCTAGTTCAAGAATTTCCCATTCACCATCGACTTTTTTGGCATTAATCATATTATTGTCAATAAGCCATAATAGTGTGTGCTCAATAACTTCTTCTTTTTTGTTATTGCTATAACTTAGCCCTATCATGAAAGCTGCAAAGGATGCAGCTGCCAAGAGTAACCAACTAATTATAATGGGATCTATGAACATACGTATCTCCTCTATTGGTAATTCTATTTATACTAGCTAAAAGAGACTACACTGTCTACACGAAACGCTCTCCACTCACCTTTATTAACATCAATAACACGAATGGCTGTGTCTGAATAACCATTCAACTCTTTATTAGTATTGTTATCAGTAGTTGATGCAGGAATTGCATCCTCACGAAGAGTACAAATCATATCGCGCTCTTCACCATTTGCCTTCTTAAAAATTACACGACAGTCACGTTTACGCAACTCAGCAATCATTTCATCACGATTCATTAGTAGTTCCTCCGTATCATAAAATATTCCAGTCATTACAGCTGGTCTCCTCACATGTGGTATGCTCATCCTTGTACCATCAGACGTTCACATAAGTTGTCAACAATTGCCTTAAGGCGTTCGATTTCATGATTAAGCTTGCCGATTTTTTCGTTTTGCTCATGAATTTTCATTTCTAATTGACTAGTCCCAGTCATTATCAAACCTCGTTGTTTCACGATACACCTCACCATAATATTTTTCAGCGTACTTAGGTGCATCTGTATAATAGAAGTCTTCCTTACGAAGTGGTGATAGCTCTGTACGACGAGCCTTACGCTGTTTAGTTTGCTTCTTCATGAAGTCATTGTGTTGTTTTTTTAATTCAGCTACGAACGAATTCATACCAGTCATTCTCCTTCAAGAGTTGTTCAAAGTTTTTCTTATCTTGTGGTGTCATATCAATCTCAGTACGCTTGGCACCATTATTGTATTCACGCAACACAAAACCACCATTAAAGCGGTTGACGATTTGATAGTACTTGTCGTCTCCCCATTTTTCATTTTTGTAAATCATAAAAGCATCCTACACTATTTGAAAAGGAATGTACACAGTTAATTTTGCATAATTGTACAAATTTCATAAATTTCTTTCCAACCTTTCACGACCGGAATGTCAGGATGTGCAAAGTCCATATTGTGACCATGCTCTATAACAATAGACTCAAGACCTAAGTTCCAACCAACGACAGCATTCTCAGGCTTATCTTCAATCCACATAAGACCAGAGTCAGCATAAGGTGCAAGAGCTTCGTCTTTATCAGCACCAGTATCAATGCAAAGAACTCGAGTAAATGCAGTCTCACCAAAAAGCTTCTTTAAATTATCTTCACGCAATTTAGCAGCATGAGGATCCAATGACAAAGATGTAATAGCATGGAATGTATATCCAAGCTTACGATGCAACAGATCTACATAATACATTGCATCACGCAAAGGTGGTAAGAAACCAATAGCAGCTGATTCGTTAAATGTACGAACAAGACGTTTGCCTTCTTCTTTTGTTACACCATAACGATAACGGATATCATAGTCTGTGGTATCAGGATTAAACTCATAACCACGCATTTCCATCCAGACTTTGAAAGCGTATTCCCAATTGAGAAGTACACCATCAACGTCAGTTAAGATTACTTTATTTAAATTATTCATAATTCCTCCTTCATAACTAAATCATACGTCCCCTCTGGTAGCTTCCACGCCTTCATAATTTTAAGATACATTTCAGGTTTCATTGTAATTACATCGAATCTGTTTAACTTTTCATTATATTGACGAATATGGACATAGTCGTCGTAAATTAATACGCCAACATCCTCACACTCACCAGTATTGTCCATAATAGTGATGAGTGTTTCGTCCATATCAAATTCAATTGTAATCATTACCACTCTTTCTTGTATCCACTCTCTTCATTCTCTTCATAACCAGCATAGTAGGCTTCAATCTCATCAGCGGTCATGCCTTCGCGACCTATACGCTGAGAAGTCCCAGTTCCCCCAAGGAAATAATGAGGGTTAATGCCACGGCCGTAGTAGCTATCAGCGCCTCCCCGATCGAAAGGCC